TTAGAATCTACAGTTGGCGTTCCAGAGTTATTTGCACCTGCCCCTGGAATCCTAACTTTTATACCTCTAATCCTATATTTTCTAGTAGGTATAGAAGAAAACTGCATAGAGTCCAATCGAAGTGACGCATATGCACTATCAGGATATTTATTATTAGAATCAACTACTGTTGTAAAACTTGTCCACCTAAATTCGTTTTGCAGACTAGAACTTGTACTATCTGCTGTGACTCTACTGACTTTAATATCAACAGTATCTCCAGGATCTTTAAATATACCGTTATTAATATTTAAACTGTATTGTTTTTGATATGCGTCAACAGTTCTACCTTTAATAGTGTCATCAATTATTGTGCTATATCCACCAGAATTATAAGAAAGAGCTATTTTTAGTCTTACTTTTGATCCAAGAATATCGCCATTCTTTTTTGCGTGTTGTATCTGAGGAAATGTTACCGTTACTTTGATTCTGTCTATATTTAAACTTTCGGTATTAGTAGCTTGAATTTGCCTAATAACAGGAGTATCTTTTTTTACAACAACATCTACACTGGTTGTCGATGCGTTACTTAATATTCCTTTTATTTTTGATTGATTTGCAGTTCCAAATCTAGGAATAAACTCTACATTTTGGAAGTTAAAGTCTTTTGATGTTGTACTAGCAGAATTAGCAGACGCTCTTAAGACAGGAGTATCATTTAGAAAAACATCTTTTAATGCAGCATCATTATATGTGCTAGTACCTTTTGTTCTACCTTCCTTAGAAGCGGTAGCAAAACCTTCTATTTCTCCTTCAGAAAATAAATCAAGAAAAGTACCAAACTGCCTACTATGAAGGGTATCTTTAGCAATGGTCGGATCGGGAGGTTTTGAAGGTTTTGGACTTAATATTCCACCAGATCCAATAATATTTTTTGGTAAATCTTTCATTATCCTTTAACTTGATCAGTGTCTATTGCACCAGAAATTACTACAGATCCAGTAATAATTTCTCCGTACACTATAGGAACAGGAGTTCCTGCTCTACTTGTATTTTGAGTACCTGCGAAGTTAAAAGAAAGTCTAGGATCATCTTCTCTTTCAGTAAGTTTTGGAGTAGGAAATAACATATCACTAACTCCACTTAAAACTAAAAAACCTCCTACATACGCCATACTTTTAGTTATTAATCCAACTTTTGCTAAAGATCCAGCCTTTATACCACTCAAAAGAGAAACATTACCTGATGCTACTGGCATAAAAAATGCAGCACCTATCAATGCAGCACCTAATAATATTTTTCCAAAGCCACGACCAGCACCAGCAATGACAGGAACAATGTGTACATCCTCTTGCACTCCTATTGGATTGTGTATTTCTTCCTTGTCAATTGCATAATTACCAATTTTTACTTGGTAATATTTAGGATTCATATATGGTTCTATCTGAGGAAAATTATTTACTAAAAAACTTATTACTTTTGGAATATTACTTGCTTCAATTTCAAATTCTTTATGACCGACAAATTCTGCAAGTTCACCGTATAACTTTAATTTACGCAACATAACGATACCTACCTCCAGTACATTTTTGTAACCATTGAGAATAAGGCTCTCTACAAGATAGTCTATCGGTTAAATGATGTAAAACATCTCCATTTAAGAAAATAGCTACATGATTTAAACCTGGCGATCCAATAGACATTAGTATAGCGTCACCGTTTTCTAGCTTTTCTTCTGGTCTTAATTCTCTAAAACCAGTTCGCCAAGCACAACTTTCAAACAATGGATTTAAAATAAATTCTTCTGGTGTTGTGGGTCTATTCCAATCTTTTAAAACAATATTCTTTTCTTCTTTATACCAATCTCTAACTAAACTCCAACAATCAGTTACACCCCAAACCCATGGTCTACCTAATAATCTTGGTTTATATCCACAAGGTTCTAAATATGCCCATTGTTCTGTTTTAGGGTTAACAATATACCACGGAAGATTACTTTGTTCGCAACTGATCTTATCTGCCTGACTAGGTGTAGGCGGTGTAATCGGATGACTATGAACAACAGCCGTAATCTCACCTGTATTATCTGCTTTTATATAATCCTCTGGGTCGATTATGAAACATTGGTGGTCTGTCATAGATAAGTTACGACAAGGGAAATAACTTTCCTTACCTTTAATATTTAACAGCAAACCACAAGACTCTTTAGGATCTTCACGTTGTGCATGAAGTAATGCTTTATATTTCCAACTCATATTACAAAATTACCGATAGCAGGAAAATCTTTCCTTGTACATTGACGTTGAGGTGCTCTTACTCCCACCATATCTATTGCTGCTGCTAATTCAAATTCTACTACCTCTCTATTTTCTGCTGATTTTCTATCTATTTTATATATTTCTTTTGGAAATTCTGCTGTAGGATCTGGTGTGCCAAAGGGATTTACAGCACCTTCAAAATTAACTGCATCTATATAACGTGCCAAAGTCCTTATTCTTGTTACTGTAGCTCCTGCCAAATCGTTCCCTGCTGTTACTTTATTTACATCTAACAATATAGCTGTAATAGTTCCTCTAGCATTACTGACAGTAAGTTTTGGTCTGGGTAATTGACCTTTTTGAAAAGCAAAACCTTCTGCTTTAATAGGCATCTTTAAATATTGATTACCTGCCCAGATAATATCACCATTATTATTTAAGTTTGTACCATTATGAAATCTATAAATCTGACTAGAACCATGCAAATCTTCTTCTGTTTCAAGTGTGAATAATTCAATAATTGATGAAGGATTTATACTTTGTAACTCAGTAATAATAGGAGCAGTACTCATGGTTCAAATACCTCCCTAAATGTTGCTTGTATAGTGGCTCTATTGTTATATGGTATTGATTTATTCCATGAGGGGCAAACAAACTTTTGAGCTAAAGATTCTCCTGGTGGGGTAAAATCAAAGCTATCACTATCGTTTGGTTTACCTGCTGCGTTTGCACGAGCATCTAAAAAAGCCTCGATTATGTCTGCATCTGTTTCCGATACGTTAAATGTAAACTGATAAACTTTAGGATTCTGATGTTGTGTTAATCCAAAGTTAAGCCTATGCTCGTAACCATCACCAAAAGCTACTGTACGAACTTTTGGAGCAGAGTTTTTTCGTTGCCCGTATGTAGGTTTTATTGAAGGAAATGTAGCCATTATCCAAGTAATCCTCCAGGTCTTTGTTGTTGTATTATTTCAGATTGTACAGCAGCCGAAATAAGACGGCCAAGCTCTCTGCCATCCTCTTCATCTCCTTGTACATTAGAACCAGAAGCATCTACGTTCACTACAATATTTGTACCACCCCCTCCAATACCTGCTAAATCATGATTTGGAATAATATTTCCTGATTGATTAGGTACAAATAATTCTGGCCCTCGTTCTCCAACAATATATGGATTTTTATATCCAACAGGACCACCATTTGCAGCTAAATCAAAACTTCCACTACCTACTGGAAAATCTCCAATAGGACCACTACTAGATACTTCTGGAATGCTATTAGCAGGATTAAAGAAATTAGAAAATGCTCCTAAAAACATTCTTCCTAAAGCATTAGCTGCCATTTGAGCAGCCATATCAGCAAAATGATCTGCTATTCGCATTGTAAGATTTCTAAATGCCTCTGAAACTGACATTGTTCCCATAATTATTCCTTTAAATGAATCTTTAAATCCATCTGATATTGCTCTAGACACTTCAACTAATTGAAATGCAACATCATTTAATTGAATAAATTGTTTATCTAATTCAGTTAATTCATCTCTGTATAATCGTGCACCTAATATCAATTCACTTTGTGCTTCTATAAGTCTTAAATATGCTTGTTGCTCTTCAATAGTAGGTGGTTTTTGATAAGCATCAGTATATTGTTTAACAAAATCTGCTAATTTTTGATTATTTTTTATACGTTCTCTTTCTCTAAATCCAACAGCATCTGATATTTGTAATTGTCTTGTTAAAGATTTAGTAAGTTGTTCAAACAAATATTTTCTTGTTTCTATTTCAATATTCTGTTCTTTAATTTCTTCACCAATTTCTTTAATAATTTTAAGTTCATGAGCAATATTTCTAAGATTACCTGAGTCATCAAAATATTGCATTCCTAATGCTACTCCACCTTGTAATTTCTCTAATTCTTTTATTTGTTGTGCTAATTTTGCTGCTTCTGCATCACCAGTTTGTTGTGATATTCTTTTCAAATCTTCTGTTAGAACTTTTGTATTTGTTCCACTAAAACCATCTAAAATACCTGCAAAATTTACAATTTTTGCTAAACCAGCTTGTAACTTTAAAAAGAACTGTGCAAAAGATTTATTAACATTTCTTAAATCATCAGAAAATTCTTTTAATGCAGCTACACCTTCACTTCCTACAACTTTAGATAACTCGTTTTGAGTATATAAAAATGCTTCATAACTACCTTTTGATTTTGCCAATATATCTATTAATTTTCCTGTGCTTGTACCAGTTTCACCTAATGATGTTTTAAGAGTATTGAAATCTTTGGTAAATTCACCTAAAGCATCACCTGTAGCTTTCGTTGCTTGTACCAAAACATCAACTTGTTTTCCTAATTGAGTACCAACAATAGAAAGACCAAATCCTAATCCACCGCCTAAAAATCCACCTGCAATACCACCAATACCACCACCAACAGATGCACCTAAACCCTGACCAAATAACAGAGGAAAACCACCACCAATTAGACCGCTACTAAGAGCATTTCTTCTTCTACTAGCAAATCCACCAGGTTCAAAAAACAACCCACCTTGTTGAAATTGTCTATTTTGACCAAAAGTTCTATTAAAAAAGTTTTCTCCTGCCATTGCCTGTCTAGGGCCAGCTTCTCTTGAATAAGCATTTGGATTGGGAATTATTGGTCGTTTTAACTGCGTTTCCATCTCTTTAATTCTTGCAGTAACCTGCCTAAATCTATCGCTTGTTCTATCTAGTCTTGCCTCAAGACCTCTTAACATACCTATATAATCATTTATAGCTTCTCTAGTATTAGTTGGTCTAAATGCCATCAAGTCTTCAAAGGTAGTACCTCTTGCCATTGGAATAGCACCACCTAAATTTGCTGCTTGATTTGCTGCAATCCTGCTAAATTCTTTTAACTCTTTAAATCGTGCAGTAAAATCTGCCTTCTGAATACCTTGAGTTAAAACATTATATTCTCCACTAAATAGTTTTACATTATCTCTTGCATCTCGTAATGCAGCAGAAAAACCTCTAATTTCACCTGCATTATTATTAATTTGTTTTGTATTATTTACAAACGCATTATTAGTTACGATTACTTCATTTCTTATCTGTGCAATTCTATCTTTAAATTTTCTAAGTAATTCTGGAGAACCTCCTTTAAGTTCTGGAGCTATCTGTTGTGCTTTTATTGATTTCGCTAAGTTATCTACAGCCTTAAGTTGTAACTGTAAATTTTTTAATTGTTGGGTCTGCGTTCTGACATTAATATTAATTCCGTACTCTGCTGCCATTTACTCGACCTAATAAATTACTTCTATATTACCGCCTTCTGGGTTTGATGGCTTGTTTTTTTTGCACTTGTTCTTTATATTTTTCTTCTTCTTCGTGTTTTAATTCAAAAAAAGCAGACCATGATATTAATTCTTCTACAGTTAAATTTTCTGTTAGTTGTCTTAAAGTCATCCCTAACTCTTTTGCTAGAGAAAACATAAAATACCAATTTTTATTTGCTTTTTAATTCTGCTTTCGCTTCCTCCACTTTTAAATCTTCTCCTGATGTCATCATTGCCATCTGTATATTTTGTAAGACAGTTGAATTTACTTCTCTTCTCAACGAGGCTTTATGACCATCTTGAAATAATTTTTTCCCATTGTTATCTAATGCTTTTTCAATCATTAAATTTAAAGCAAACTCATTTGCATCATCACCTTTAGATTTAGCCATAATTGATTCTCTTTCTGCAATAGTCAAAGGATGCCAATATATTTCTAATATTGTTTCTTCTCCATCTTTTACTTCATATTTATATTTTTGGCTAACACCAAATTTGTTTCTGAGGAGTTCAATCGCTTCCATGTAAGTCTTCAATAATATTTATATTATACTTATATTAGGCATTTGCTGTAAATTGGCAAGAAATAATTCCTATAAAATGACTACGATCCTCTATTTGTAACATATTTGGACCAATAATATTACGAACTTTTGGAGTACAACTAAAAGTATCTGTGTAATCAGAAGCGTTAACAGAAGTTAAACCATCTATAACGTGTTCACAAATACCAGAAACAACTGATGTTCCTTTATTTTTTGGTACATAAACATTACATTGAATAACACCAACATAGTAATCTGAAGCAGCACCTTGATTTTGAAGAGTTGATTGACTAAAGTTCATGGTCATTACTATGTACTTAGAAGTTTTTCCAGGCTCTTTAAATGGCACATTATCATAAACCATTTTTACAGTTGGATCATTATCAGTTACCTGATCAGTAACTGCTTTTTCAAAAGCTGCTCTTACATTTACTAAAGTCATAATTAACCTTCGATGTAACGTAAACTAGATCCAGGTTTTACTGAACCAAAACCAGAACCAGGTTTAACTCCTAAGAATATTTTACCTTTATCTCTCATATTATCTTTAATAATTTTACCTGCTTTATCTTGAATAAAATTAGCAAGTTCTTGATCTTCTGCACTATAACCAGCATATTCAGCAGCATTACCAATATATATATCTGCATCTATAAATTTATAAGCAGTATTAACAGGAAATCGAATATTTATTTCTGCTATTTGATTTGATAATGCTCTACGTTTTCTTTGTCTTTCTTTTTTACTAGGTGCATATACAGCATCTAATTGTCTTCTTATACCAGCCCAAGGTTGATGATTATATACTGATTGTCTGTCCTGTATTGGTTCTCTTCTTACTTTCCAGCTAGATGCTAAAAAACCAGTATAAACAGGACTACCTTTTTTTGTAGACAATGAAGCATGTAAATCTCTTATTGTTTGTGCAAAGTCAGCATCTAACTGTGACACTGTATTGTTAAAAGCCTCATCTCCATTAAATTCTACTTCTTTAGCCATTAGAACCTCACAAGCAATATGAAGAGATAAGTCTGTCCACCTCTTTTAGTATCAATATTTGTAATCACTCCTGTAACTGTTTCACCAGCATAACTAAAAG